TTTCCCACTTTCCACTTTCATCGTGTACTAGTAATTTTAATTTTTCTCCATCATAGGAGTTGTCACCAGTGTTTTTCCAATCTATTGTGGTATCGAGACCTTCGAGGACTTCGACACTTTGTTTATTTTGTATTGATTTTCTTGTTAGTCTGGATGCTGGTATCCTATACGCCAATTCCGTTTTCGGTCTATCCATTCCGTCTTGTATTGGTTTGAAAAAGAACGGGTAGTTAACCGATATGGGTACAACTTTATCCGTGAACATTTTCTTCGCATCGGAGCCAGATTTGGACAATATCCCAAACCGTGCATCACTTGATATGGAGGCCATGTTGACAGTCTCTCCGGATGCCATGAACGAAAATCCAGAACGTCTGTTTTTGAGATATGACATGCCGTAACATCTGCTGTCTGCTTTGCAAGCTTCCCAGAATATAAAGAATAATCTATTTGCTTCTCTAAAGTCTGGTCGCCCAACGTCAATTTTACTCCACTGCAGGTACATAAAATGAGTACCAGTAATGTAAGTAGCCACGCTCTTATTATTGAACCAATGGCCTTCGTCGCGTCTTTTAAATTGTTCATCTATATAGGGTTCCCATTTATTTTGAAAATCTTCAGGATATTCCCTCCAGTCAAATATACTTGTTACCGACTTTAATTCTTTAGGATATTCTTCAGCTTTCCATTTGTTATTAGCTTCGTCTACTTTAGACGGGGTCTTAGGTAATGCTATTTTTAGATTTTGTATATTATATATATCACCTATCTGTCCTGTTTTGCTTATAACAACTAAATCATGCTCTTTGTTATAACCATATTCCCACTTCTTAGCTTTATTTAGCCTAGATATTGTAGTTAGTTTAACAGGGGTTATTATTTTATATAATGATTGCTCGTACATTATGTAGATCGTTTTTCAGCAAACCCTTTAAAAGCTTTTTTCTCAACTTCTTCTTTAGGCTTGTTGTTCAGCATATCCTCCTCCTCTTGTATTCTAGTAAGTATTTCGAAGGCATCAAATATAGCGAGCTTCTTTGTGGCAGCAGCATTCTTAAGTCTGTCAGCTGATATATCTTCACCTGAGTCAACGATCTTTTCTCCCGCTACCTTTATTAATTCCTCAACTGCTCTATGTCCAGCTTGGATTATATTCTTCTTCGTTTCCTTGATGTTCATATTTGATTGTAATTGATTTGGTGGGTACTCTATAAACTCTATCTTTATCGATAACAAATTCATATTCCGCCCCTGGCTTAAAGCCAATTAAGTCTCCTTTAGCTACACTTTGAAGTTCTGGATCCTTACTATATAAAATTCCAACACCCTCTTTTTCGAAGTCAGTTGAAAACATCTTTGTTTCTTTAATTGGTTTAACAAAGTTAAAACCTTCTCTGCTCATCCAGCCGCAGCAACGCTTGTAAGCGTAAACCTGCCCATCATCAGCAAAATAAATATTGTCCTTATAATAAGACTTACTGTTTTTTTCAACACCTCTGATGTCTTTAAAACGTCTAAACACATTGTGATGAACTATTACCTCATCGCCAACTTCAATATCTGTTTTAATTTCAGAGGGTACTGCTATTACTTTACCAACTCTATTTGAGTAATTATGGTTATGCAATTCAGTATTTAAAATAAGCTCGTTACCTTCTATATTTTTTTTGTTGTTGTATCTTTCTCCTACTGGTTCTATAATAAAATCATATAGAGCCTTCATTAATACTGGAGATCATATTCTATGGCAATAGCCATATTTTTATTAAAATCTTTCCAAGGTAGAACCTCATCTTTTTTCTTTATATATATTGAGTACTTTGAATCTTCTTCAATTATATTAGCTATAATATGACCACCATACACTTCCTGTCCAACAGAATAGTGCATGGCGTCAGTTTTATAGTCTCTGCCGATACTAATTTTTCGTATCAACTTCCTCTTCTTTGATATCACCTGTTTGGATATCTACAGATACTTGACCGTATACTTCCTCTAATTGCTTTTGGACTTCTGCAAGTTTTACCTTAGCATCCTCCATAGAATGTAGCAGCTCATGCTTCTGAGCTTCTAAGCCTCCTATTTGCAATTGAATACTGTTCATTGCGTTCACTGCTTCTTGTAATCCTTTTAATTCTTCTTGTGTTAACTTTTTTGACATTTTATTTGATTTAATTGTTATTACTTATATTATTAATCACGTATTTTGGCTAATAATTACTTTTTCAGTTAGCATATCCTTTCAAACTGCCATTGAGTGTCGTTAGGTCCGGTCGCTCTAACTGTAACGAATGGGGCTGTCTGATAATCAGCTGAAGTATAAATCCACCACACTAATTGTTGATAAGGCGAAACTAGAGGATTTGCAATTCCGGTAGCTTGAGAGTATTCAATCCCTCTGTCTGGTATAGTCCCCTTGTTATCTCCAATGAATTGCGTTAAGGAGGTTTGACCCTCTGTAGGTACAACATTAGAAGGTTCAGTCCCGTATACATTATCAAAAGGCCCAGAGTTCGAATTTGCAGCCATACCCGTTGTCGCTACTTTAGTTCCGCTGGAATTACCGTGAATTATTTCAAGCTTATCTGGTATACCGTAAGCTGTAAATTGCAGAGTTATTATTCCTCCTGATGGATCTAAAGCTATAGTGTTATCTGTTACGCCTAATCCTCCAGGTTGAGCCGTAGTATTACAGGGGATTCCTGTGTCATCTCTATCTGGCCACCAAACCCCGTTTAATATTGCAGACCAATTCATTATTGAATAGCTACAATATCCGCAACAGTAGTATTAGCTCCTGTTACAATAGTACTTACAATGCATGGTAAAAAGCTACCATTCGGAATGTTTTTAAATACCACTGGAATATCTGGTGAGCCCATTAAGGTAACCTCTATATTTCCTCCGCTACCTAAATATAACGCGCAGTTTCTAACATTTGTAGTTCCTGCAACAACTGGAAACGCATTTGTTCCAAAGTCTGGTTGATTGTTAAATTGTCCCATTATTTATTTTTGTTATTTATTATTGATTTTCCTTTTTCCCAAGATCTTCCTACAAAATAAGCACCATAAACGGTAACTAATAAAGTTTGAAATATTGGTATATATTCTTCTGCTATTACAAATTCTCCAACGTTACCATCAAAAAACGCACAAATAGTAAATATAACCGTTAAGTATATAAGTACTATAGGGCGAATATTTTTAGACAAGAAAGAATCAGACTGCATATCTGACTGCCATCTTGCTGTTACTTGCTCTTGCGCTTCTTTATCAGCTTTTTCAAGAATTTCCGTAATAAGTCTTTGGGCCTCTAGCTTTTCTTCCTTAGTGGTTGTTAAGTTATCTAAAACCTCGCCAACTTCTTTTATGACGGAACCTGAAAGCCATTCCCAAATTTTTTTCACTTATTTTTTCTTTTTAGCTAATCTAGCTGCTTTTCTCATTGCTGCTTTTTCTTTTCTTAAAGCTTTCTTTTCGTTACCTCCAGCTCTAGCTTCTGCTGCTTGCGATAATTTTTTATTCACTTTTGCTGTTTTTCTAACTTCAGTTTTTGACTTAGGAGCTACTTTAGCTTTAGGCTTAACTGTAATTTTAACATCAGCTGTAGGCTTTTGATTTTGAATTGTAATCTTCTTAGGGGTTATTACTGAAACGGAAGTTGATTTTTTAGCCTTAGGCGCATCAAATTTTCCAGTGCTTTCAAAAGATTTTGTTTGTCTTTTAGCTTCTTTGATATATTGAGCTTTAGACATTTCTCCGTAAACTTTTCTATCTCTTTTTTTATAGGCATCATCGTAGCTGCTTTTAGGGCCGTGAATTGTGCCTTTGCCATTGCTTACTGTATATGGTGTATCTCCAGCAAACCCTGATTTTTTCGTGGTTGCTGAAGCTGTAGTAGTTCCAGCGGTTTTGTAATCTGGATTTTTTACTTTTCTTCCTCTTTTGTTTGTAATGAATTCTTTAGAAGATAGCTCGTTAGCTTTTTTTAATTTATTAGCTTTAATTGCTTCTGCTTTTTGGAGATCGGAAGCCGCCCTAGATTTCTGTCTGCTTTCATTTGCTTTTTGCCTGTTGCTTGTATTTTTAGCTGGGGCTGGAACAGATGCTTTCATTTTTACAGGTCCTCCTACGTTTAGTAGAGGCTGTGTAATACCGCCTTTGGTAGTTCTTTTAATCTTCGCCGTTATTGGTGTTAAATTGTAACTCATTGTTTTGTTTTATTTTTTATATGGAAATATTTCGTTTAATTTGTTTTTTCTGTGCTGGCACCCGCACGGAATGTTTAAACCTTTAGATATTACATCTACTGCAGTTTTGATTCCTGTAGCTTTAGTTATTTTTTCTACTGTGTCACCTAGTCCTTTAGATTTCATTATATTATTATTTTAGCAATTCCATTTATCTAGTGCTAGCTTCTTTCTTGTTGGTTTCCCATTCGGCTTTTTCATAGGGCCTGGCATACCGCTCATTCTAGCACAGAAAGACTTTCTACGCTTAGCCGCTTTACTACCCTTCTTTAATTTTGAAGGTTCAGTTGTAACTGCTGTTTGTAGTTTAGATCCAGGGTTTTCCCTTTTGTAAGCATCAACACCTTTTTGGTTAAGCCCACCTGTTTCTGATTGGCCTTCTTTTCTAGACCAAGCTCCGCTTTTTT